CTAAGATTTTGTTCGGATTGTAAGAATAAACCGCCAGCCATGACTTAACCTTTGTGCATGTTTTTGAGCGTCTCAGCTAACATAGCCCGTTTGCGCTCTTTNGGGTTTTTGCTGTGTTCAGCTTTTTCGATCTTGCCCTNTGGAATTTTCTTACCCATCGGCACGTTTAATTCTTTGTGAAGCGCGCCTGGATGTTTAATGGCGCCTTTGATCCAATCAGACATTGTTTGCCCCAGGCGGCATCATAGCCGCGTTTGCCGCTTCAGCTTGCTGGCGTATGAAATCATTCTGCGCTCTTTGCTCATCCATCTGAGCTTGGCGAAGGGCTGCATGATGATCGAGTTGAGCCTGTGCAATCTTAGCTTGAGCGCCGACCTGTGCCGCTTGCATATCAAACTGTGACTTCTGCACCTCTGCATGAGCCTTGACTTGGTCGCTTTGAGATTTGGCTTGCTGCGCCATTGCCTCTGGGCTAGGCGGTTTTGGCTGATTAGCCATTTGTTCGATCTTTTCTACCGTGTCCTCAATCGTTTCTTCCAACTCACGACCAACGCGGTAAGCGCGAACGCCAAACAGAAGCAAATCACCAAATAATGGAGCAATCGCAGGGTTAGCCTGCACCATAGGCCCCCAACCCTGCATAAACTGCGTAACGGACATAATGAAATCATTGCGGTCTTTGCGCTCTTGGCTCTCATCACCAACTATGGTGCTATCGACCTCAATATCTATTCTAAATCGACGTAACGCCCCATCACGGAGCAACTCCATTACCGCGTCAATCGTTACGGGTTTTTCTTGTTGCTCACCTGGCATCATCTACATCATCCCAGGCTGTGATGGTTGTTGCGGAGGCGCTTGCATTTGCTGCATATGCGCTTGTTGTGCTTGCTGCATCAGAGCTTGTTGCTGCTGCATGAGGGCTTGCTGCTGTAGCTCTGCCTCGCTTGGCAACGCCATATTTGTCATTTTCATCAGCGTATCAGGCTGGAATTGCTCGCATATAATCTCAGCCAACATACGGATAATGTCGCGTGAGAAGCGTGCTAATTCCTGCTGTCTCTCTCTAATACGGACAGACCCAAACTGCGCCTTAACATTCTGCGCCGTAGCAGTCTCACTTGCGTCGCCATCGCCTCGCATAATGTCACTTATGCCGACGATCTGATAAACATCCTCAATCAACTGTTTGCGTAGCTCGACACAGCCTTTAAGCAATGCCGCTACCTGGTCAATCGGAAGCCATACAATCGGCGCACCGCCCTTGCCGCCCTCAGTAAAGACAGCCCATGACTTCACCGCAATCATCTTATTCTCAAAGCCAGGAGCCATTGCGCGCTCTACTTCCGGCGCACCCTCACCTTGAGGACCGGCAGGATAGAAACCCACCAGCTTTAATGATTGCTGCAAACTAGCTATGCGAGCCGTCAGCGTATCAATTTCTTCTGCCTGGTCTTGGTAATACACAAAGTCAGGAACAGGCGCGAGGCTATCAGTCGTTAGCGTGCCAAATGCTGGCTTTGGACACGGAAAGAAACCACTGAGCTTGAGATAAGGAGAAGAGTGTTCAAGCGTCTCTGGATAGCTTTTTGCAATCCAGCAGACCTCTTGCTTGTTCTTATCCCAGAACTCCCAAATGGTTGCCTTGTCTTTCTCGCTAGTCGAACCTGTGTTGTTTATGTTATCCTGCTCGCCCTGCCCTGGCGACGCATCAAGACCGATCTTATTGCCGATCTCTTCACCAAATCGCTCAACAAGCTCCTCGCGGCTTAAATAGGCACGAAACGCCACCCAACCCACTTCATCCCATACACGCGCAGCCTCGCAAACAAAATCATCACGCTGTATGAAACGCAGCTTAACATTCTCAAAGTCTAATATCTCGCCGGGATTGTTAGCCTCTTGAGCCTCACCAATCTCTTCAGCGCGCTCTGCGTCAGGCCCCTCCATCGAGGAAACATCAAGCCCGTCAACATCGTCGTCGTCTTCAACAATGATCGTCACAGGCTCATAAAACAATCGAGCCACACCGCGACCATACAGCAAGTAATCGTCTCTAACTTGCTCTAACCGACTAAAATAATCATTGCTCTCAACCTGGAACCGGCAAGCGCGTTCCAACAGATCACACGCTTCACGACCTACTGGGTCGCTATCACGATAACGACGCTGGACCACTGGCTGTGGAGCCTTAGCCAATATCGCAGGCTTCATTATCTCTAGGTTCGACCACAATATCTGATAGCGTCGCGTCTTGTTAGTCTGCGAGCTTTCGTAACGGTATTTCTTGCGTATCTTTTTGCAGCGGCTTTCCCATTCTGCAATCTCAGGCGCTTTTTGGGCGCTTTCAATCAAGTCGAGATAATAGGCAGCATCACGGCCTGACTTCGTGGATTTTTCCTCGTATTCAGCCATCAGATGCGCTCGCGCTTCTCGTAGCCGCTATTTTCAAAATCCATGAACTCATCCATCGTTATTTTGTTTAAGCCGCGCATCTCAGGCTTATCGGCCTTGTCAATCTCAGGCTGTATGTGTTGCTTCCACGCCATAGCGAGATAACCAAACGCATCGGCAGGATGAGACGCCCAATCATGTTTTGGCGTGTTCTTAAACACACGCGCCTTATCATCCCATTCTTGTTTATATTGTCTCAGGGCTTCCAAACCCGAAGCACTTCGTCGCTTATCAAACCAACATTTTGGGATAGTGAGCTTGGCTGCGTGTATTCTGTCTTCGACACGATGATCTGCCACCAGAAGAGGCTTAACTCCTTCTGCCAGCATCGTTTCGATGCGTGTCCTGCCGGTCTCGAAGCTAGGAACCTTTGCGTCGTGCGGAACGTAACATGTGCCTGTGTAATGGCGCTCTTTGATCTCTTTGAGATAATCGAGAAAGTAATATCCGCTGACCGAAATGAAATCGACGACATGCGGTCCATCCCTGCCGATCTGGAACGCCCAGACAGCCATATTAGCGCCGTTACCAAAATCCCAGGCTGTATGTATCTCTGTGTCTAATAACGGCAGGCTTTCAACAATCCTGCCCTCACGCTGCGCATCAGACATCTCGCGCCCAAAATAAGCGCCCATAATCGCAGCTTCAAAACTATTCTCGTATTCTTGCTGATAACGGTCGTAGCCCATTTGCTCTAGGGCATCGTCTAATTCAGACTGAGGAATTAAACCCGTCTCACTCGCCTTTAAATCTAAATGAAACCACTCGGACGATTGCCGAGCCTTTTCTGAAATCTCCCAGAACTCATTCTTGCCGCATGGCGTTCCAATCCATACAGCCCAACCATTACGATCACTAAGAGCAGGTCGAAGAACCTCTGTGTAAACCGCAGGGCTAATCTGGCTAGGCTCGTCAATGACAATGCCATCAAAATACCCGCCTCTCAGCGCTTGATAGTTATCAGCGCCATACAGTCTAACGCGACCGCCATTCGGGAAATCTACGCGTAACTCACTCTCATTAAATGTCGCGCCATAAGCTAATAGCGGCGCAGAATATGCCTTTAAATAATCCCAGGCGTTCGTCTTGCTCTGCGATAGAAACGGGCTAATCAACCCGTATCTTGGCCGCTCACGCTTATTCTCTAAACAACGCCTAACAAGATCATTAATACACGCTACAGTCTTGCCGCAGCGCCTATGAGCNACAATACAGGCCCATCGNTCTTGTCTATCGTGAAATGNCTTAAATACNTCNCTAGGCTTATACGGTATGCGTAGCCTAGTCATTATCCCATTCAATAATCAGCTTGGCAGGCTGGCTGTGTGTCGGATCAGTCAAAGCAACTGACTGTAAATCCGGCAATACCTTTTTCAATAATGCAATTGCAGCAGTAACCTGAGAAGGCTCTAGCTTTTTAGTCCCCTCTGCATGTTCAATTAAATTGTTGAGAATGTTACTATTTGCAATTTTATCTCTATGCCTATCTGGCATACTGTAATTTGATCTATTTACGTTTGCCATATCCCCTACTCACGCCGTTGAAAAGCGTCAGAC